AGTCAAGCACGATTAGGCAACTGCATAAAATCGGGCGAAAAATATGCAGATGTAAAACGCACTTTACTTTTACTGAAAGGAGGCAGTTAAAATGAATTGGAAAAGAGTTAAAGACATTCTCAATGGAATCTCTACTATGAGCGTGGGAACTTGGGTACGCACAATCGCTATGCTTGTGAGCATTGTGCTGACGGCACTTGAATTGTTCGGCGTTCACCTTGTCGTAGCAGAAGGCAAGATTGAGGAGATTGCGATTCTCGCATTTGCAATCATCACTTTTATCTCGGTATGGTGGAAGAACAATTCCGTGAGCAAATCGGCACAGGCGGCTGACGGTATCCTCAAAGCATTGAGAGAAAGGGAAGGAATCACAAAATGAAACTCCCCATTATGCACCCGGTTGTACGGGTTCCGGTAAACAGAACACAGCCCTATTCAAGAGAACATCCTGCGGTTGACTACTCGTACAGCGGCGCATATAAAGGCGCTCTCCGCGCACCATTTCCGGGCGTTGTAGTCGTAGCGAGAGTCACCAATACGACAGCGGGTACGGTGATGATTGTCAAGGGTACGGGCATCTATGTCGGCCTGTATTGGTTTATGTATCATCTCGACAGCATTTCCGTCAAGGTCGGGCAGACCGTTAAGGCGGGGCAGAAGGTTGCTACCATAGGTTATACCGGATACTGCATCCCTCCGAACAAGGATGGTTCGCACCTGCATTTCGGCATTTGTTCTAAACTTCTCGATACGAAGTTCCCGAATAAGTCTACCTGTTACAACCCGGAAGGCGACAAGTTCAAGATATTCACAGACCTTGACGCTTATACCAAAGCCGTCGCGTCCGTTCAGCCGAATCTCAAAACAAGCGTTCAGATTGTGGATGGTTGGATACATATTCGGCGCGGCCCCGGTACGGTTTACAAGTCAATGGGTAAAGCGCTAAAAGGCGAGAAGTATTTCATCTTCGAGAAATCAGGAACTTGGGGAAGAATCGGCACGAACCGATGGATAACCCTGAAAGAGAAATATGTGAAGTGGGTGTAATTTCTGAACATCGTCATTGACAAGCCCCAACCGAAACAAAGAGAGTTTATGCTCCACAAGGAAAGGTTCGTCGGCTATGGTGGGGCAAAGGGCGGCGGCAAATCACACGCATTAAGAACCGTTATTGTAATGCTATGCGCGAAGTACGAGAATCTCTCGGCGGTTCTTATCAGGCGCACCTATGATGAAGTTAAGTCAAATCAAATCCAATACATCGAACAGATGTTGAAGGATGCGATGACCGGGGATAACCGAATCAAGCATAACGCGCAAGACCATATCTTTTTGTTTCCGAATGGTTCCCGGCTGAAATATACCTATTGCAGTTCCACGAAAGACCTTCAACAGTTTCAGGGAATGAGTTATGACATTATAGGGCTTGACGAGGCTACGCAGTTTGAGTATGAAGTTTTCACAGCACTCGCCGCCTGTTTGAGAGGCTCCCCCGAACTTCCAAAGAGAATGTATATCACTTGCAACCCCGGTGGCATAGGGCATGAATGGGTTAAAAGGTTGTTCATTGACCGCGAGTTCCGGGAAGGAGAGAACCCTGACGACTTTGCGTTTGTGCAAGCCCTTGCGAGTGACAATGTTTTCAACGGCGAACACTATATGCAGATGCTACAACTCTACGACGAACCCTTGCGCTCCGCCTATCTTTACGGAAAGTGGGACATATTCATCGGACAGGCGTTCCCACAATGGGACGAAGAAGCAATCAGCGTAGAGCCGTTTCCGATACCCGACTATTGGACGCTCTCAATGTCAATCGACTATGGATTTGACTGTTTTGCTCCAATATGGTATGCTACCGATGAACAGGGAAATGACTACATCATCAAGGGTATGGAGTACAAGGATTGCGTTGTGCGGGAAGCGGCAGACCATATCACGCGGATTGAACACGACCTCGGCATTTCGGAGCGAAGAATCAAGCGGTACGCACCTCCCGACCTGTTCCGTCGTTCCACGCACACAGGACGCACAGCGGTAGATATGTTTGCGGATAACGGATACCTGTTTATGCAATCGGACAATAACCGCGAGGCGGGTTGGTTGGCAATCAGACAGCGGCTATCGGACGGGCAGTTGAAAATCTTCAAAGGCGCGGCGCCGGAATTGAACAAGTCAATGAAAATCATACAGTATGTTTCCGGGAATCCGAATGATTGCGAAAAGACGCCGCACGACATAACCCACAGCCCCGACTCTTTGAGATATTTTTGCGTGATGAAAAACAAGAAGGCGGCGGTTCCAATATCTGCCACACGCAGGGATAAGCGATATGTTCGGGCATACGAAGAACGGCGGCCTCGGAGTTCAAGGTACAGGCCGGGCAACTATACGAAAGGTTGGTAATGATGGAGTTCTTTCTTGCATTTATATCGGCGCTCTTGGTGATGATTCTGATTGCCGGCGCGTTTATCGGCGGGTACTTTTACGGCAGGAAGAAAAAGCCCGCGAAACCGGTCGAAAGGGAAATCGTTCAGGAAGCAGACGCATTGAGGAAAAAGCATATACAGAACCTTTTCCGGTTTTAAGGAGGAGAAATGGCACTTACAACCATACCGCTGTTCGACGATTACAAAGAAGATAACCCTCAAAATATCTTCGATGAACACTCAAAGGCAAAGTCTTATAAGGACAGCCTCGGTGAAGCTGGCTTGTTTGAACAGGCGCGTATCAATGAACTCTATATGCTTGGACAGCAATGGGAAGGCATTGACATAGGCGATGTTGCGCCGAAGCCTGTCACAAACATCATCAAGCAAATCATCGATTACAAGATTGCCAATATCGTGAGCAATCCTATTGATGCGATGTTCTCCTTTGAAGGTGTTCCGTATAATGTTCCAGAAGAAATGCGTGATAGTCCCGACAGGATTGTTGGCGACCTTTCAGGTGAAGGCGACCAAAAACTAAACGCGGTTGCCGATGCTCTTACGGCGCACTTCAAAACCATTATGGAACGCGCACAGATGGATAAGATGATGCAGACCGGCGTGAGAAAGGCGGCAATCAGCGGCTCCCTTGTCATTTATCTTCCGTACAATCCAAGGGTATTGACCGGGCTTACATCGCCGGACGGTAAAACTCCTATCAAGGGCGGTATTGAGCCGGAACTTCTGAATGTCGAGAATGTTGACTTTGGGAACCCCGCTCAACTCGATGTGCAGAAACAGCCATATATCATTGTGTCGCAGATGCTTGAAGTCAAGGATATTGTTCGGCGCGGCGCGTTGAACGGTATTCCGAAAAGCGAACTTGAAAAAGTGGCAAGCGACGAAAACGAATATACCGGGAATTGGAACACCGCCTCAAAGGATGGACAGGCAAAACAGGCTCTTATGCTCACGAAGTTTTGGCGCGTCTATGACGAGAACGGCGATTCCTCAATATGGTGTACGCAAGTATGCAAGGGCGTTACCATCCTGAAATCGTTTGACACGAAACAGAAACTCTATCCTATCGCCATCTTCCAATGGGAGGAGAGAGAGGATTGCATCTACGGGCATAGCGAGATTACCTCACTGATTGCCAACCAAAACTCCATCAACAGGCTTTCATCCGTCGAGATAATGTCGATGCTCCTGACCGGTGTTCCGAAGATTGCCTATAACGATGAAGTGATTACTTGCGAAATCACAAACGAACCCGGACAGACCATTCCCATTTCCGGTATGGTCGGAGATGTTAGACAGCATATCGCGTACCTGAACCCCGCACAGACAAGCCCAAATTGGGACAATGTTCAACAGGCCCTTATCGAGAACACCAAGATAATCGCCGGCGCGAACCAAGCGGGACTCGGAGAACTCCGCCCGGAGAATGCATCGGCTATTATCGCGTTGAGAGAAGCCGCTACCCTGCCGCTTCAACCGTTGCTGACGAGATTCTATGCGTTCTACGAGGACATAGCAAGGATATGCGGAGATATTATTCTTAATAAGTACGGCGTACACTCCCTGAAAATGACGAAGAACGGGAATACATACTATGTTCCGTTTGATTCAAAAGACTACAAACACCTGATGCTTTCTGTGAGGATTGATGTTGGAGCCTCTACGCTATGGAGCGTGTCCACCATCATCGCTACCCTGAATAACCTCCTGATGCAAAATGGTATCACGATGCTTGAATACCTCGAAAGAATCCCGGCGGGTTACATTATCAAGAAGAATGAACTTATCAAATCCGTCCGTGAGCGTGAGGAGCAGAAGAAGCAAATGGAACAGGCGATGTTGCAGAATCAGCCGGCTCCCGCCACTCCCACGGAAGCCACACCGGAAGCCACGCCATCCGCACCGGAAGGCGCAGACCTCAATGCTATCCTCGACCAATTAACCGACGAGGAATATGAGGCGCTAAAAGAGCAACCGGATATTTTAGAGCGTGTTATGGGTATGTCCGCACAAGGCGGTTAAAATACTATTCTTTGGGCGCAGAATTAAAACAGCCTTATTGAAGTCGTGAGTACCGACTATAACCTACTTTTGAAAGGAGTACCAATGGACATTCAGGAACAAGCGGCTCAAATTATCGCAGAGGCAACGGTGGATGAAACCCCGGCGACGGAAACTCCGGCAGTTGAAACTCCGGAAGTTGAAGCGGCACAAAGCGAACCCGCAAATGAACCTGCGGAGGAGCCAAAGAAAACCTTCAAGGTCAAGCACAACAAGCAGGAAGTCGAACTCACCGAAGAACAGGCGAATGAGGCTATTCAGTACGGCTTGTTTGTGAAAGACCGAGGCGGTTTGTCCCCCATCAAGTGGTTTGATGAACAGGCAAAAGCGGCGGGATTCGACAGTTTGGCGGACTATCAGAAGGCTTTGAAAGAAAGAACCGAGGAGGCGGAAATCGCCCGTTTGGTTGAAGAAGAATCATTGCCGGAAGAAATCGCCACCGAACTCGTACAATCAAGAATGGAAAAGGCGGAACGCGCAAAGGCTGAACACGAACAGCCTGAACCCGCACAGGAAACCGTTGAGCCGAGTCTTGTGGAAGAAGTTCGTGCGTTCAACAAAGCCTTCCCCGGCATTGATGTAACGAATCTCCCGAAAGAAGTTCTCGCAGAAAAAGAATCAAACAAATCCCGCTCTATCGTTGACATTTACGCCCGGTATATTGCCGCGCAGTACTTCGCAAACAAAGCGATTGCGGATGGACAGCGACAAGCGGAGCAGACCAGCCCACCCTCGTTGCAAGGCACTTCTGACCAACCGGATGAATATGCCTTTATCAACGAAATCATTTTTAGAAAAAAGGAGTAATGAGAAATGCCTATTAACTTCAATGTCTTTGGTGAAAAGACCGCAGATGCACTCGATAAAGCATTTGTTCAGAAAAGCGTTACCGGCTTTATGGACACGAACCCCGACAACATTCAGTTTATCAACGCGGACACCGTTCTCGTTGGTGAAACCAATTTCAGCGGACTTGGCGACTATGACAGGGATAACGGGTTCCCCATCGGCTCTATCAGTTCCGCGAAGCGTTCCTACACGCTGACACAGGACAGAGGCCGCGCGTTTCAGATTGACGCGATTGACTACGATTCCCTTGATGCCGCGCTGAAAAAAGGCGTTATGGATATGGCGGATTGGCAGGACAAATATGTTGTCCCCGAAGTCGACGCTTATACCCTGTCCAAAC